ACAATGTTCTTCATACTGGTCTAGAACCAAACTATTATGATTTAGACACTCGTATTCTTCACGGCTTGTTCAACGAGTTGGTCAATTTCGTTGAATGCGAAAAGGCGTGGATGAACGTTGTGTGGGGTAAGGAACCCGGCAAACGTGGTCTATTTGAAAGATTTCGTTCACCAGAACTTGGCATTCAATATCTTCAATCGGAAATTGATCTTGAGGGTGATGAAAACAAGGTTAATGCGGAGACAGCAAAGGAAACACTTGCACTCTACAAATGGTGGAAGGAAGTATATCTAACTCGTCCTGATCCTATAGACGCATCTGGTTGGTCTGCATATCTCGACTTGCGTCGTGAACAAGGTCATGACATTCTTGAACATCATAATAATCGTTCCGAAGATGAAAAACAAAAAGAGCAAATGCTGATTAGAAATCTTAACGAAATAGAAGAAGCATATGCAAAAGAAGAAGAGGAAATGCTTCTTCGCTTGATCAAGATTCGTAAAAGTTTATGGACATGATTACACACGCATTATTTCCTACGCTCGTAGCTGAGTTTCATTATGATAAGAAAGAAGATTTCAAGCAAAGGTTTTTCAATAGAGTTCTACATCACATGGATGAACATGGTTATTCCATGGAAACTACTGGTAATGTTAACATTCATCATGATGAAGAATTGAGTGACATATTTGGATTTGCAGCTTCAAATGCATTTCAATATTTAAAAACTTTGGAATTGAATGACGAATTTGATTTGAATCTCGTAAAGACATGGCTAAACATCATAACGGAGTTTCATACACCTTATCACAATCATGCTGATTCGCATTTGTCTTTTGTCTATTACATTCAAATTCCAGAGAATCTAAATAAACCAGTAAACTTTGCTATTGAACGTTCTCCAAACGAATTGTTTCATGGTATTGGAAATACCAATATCAATAATTGGAACACATGGAATAGTACAAATTGGTACTTCAATCCTGTAGAAGGACAAATGTACATGTTTCCAGGCAAACTATTTCACTATACGTCGGGTTATGGTTCTGGGTCTCCCGACACTCCAGTGAAAACGCTGGATGATCTAAAACCTAGACGCATATCTATCGCCGGTGACTTTGTTCTTACATATAAGCAAAGAATCGGTCGGGCTTATGGTATCATGCCCGTTTCCAATTGGAAAGTATATAAAGGAGTATAACATGCAAAAGACTGAATTTACTCAGCGTAGCTATGACGGTAAGTGGGTTCTGTGGTCGTATGAAGTTGATCCGACCATTGATCTTGAGGATTTTCGTGGGCGCGAAATGTTAATTCCCTATCGTTGGATTCCTCGTGGTGTTTATGACTATTTTGTGGAGTTTGAAAATGTCTAATATTCGTATCATTAAGTTAATTACTGGAGAAGAACTTCTTGGTGATGTAACTGATCAGGGTCTCTCATATTCAATCAAAAATGCTGTGATTGTAGCACTTGTTCCTAGTAGAGCAAATCCGCAGCAACCTTCAATTGGTTTGGCACCGTGGATGCCATATGCTGAAAACGAATCCGTAATGATTACAAAAAATAATGTTGTTTATGAAGCAAAACCAATTAAAGAGATGGTTAATAACTATAACTCTATCTTTGGAGGAATAATTACTCCACCAAGAACTCTTCTTGTATAATTCATCTTTTTATGATATTATGCAAGAATGATAAAAGATTTTTATACGAATGTTGCTGTTCTTGGCAATAACATTCTTTATCGTGGAATAAGAGACGGTAAAAAAATACGAGGAAAGATTCCATATAGACCTACTCTATATGTATCTTCCAAAAAATCTACGGAATATAAAACTCTTTTTGGTGAATATGTTGATACAGTTCACCCTGGTGGAATCAAAGAATGTCGTGAATTCGTTGAAAAATATAAAGACGTTCGTGGATTTACAGTATATGGAAACACGAACTATCAATATGCATTCATTTCAGATGCACATCCAGACGATATCGAATGGGATATTGAAAAAATCAATATAGCCATCATTGATATTGAAGTTGCATCGGACAATGGTTTTCCAGAACCAACTGCTGCTAATGAAGAGATTACTGCCATCACGATAAAATCTAATGGCAGATATTATGTTTTCGGTTGTGGCACATTTGATGCATCCACAATAAAATATGATGTTCAATATGTAAAATGTTCAAGCGAGATTGATCTACTCAACAAATTTCTTGATCATTGGACATTAAACTATCCTGATATTGTGACCGGCTGGAATATTAAGTTTTTTGATTTTCCTTATCTTGTCAATCGCATCAATAAAATTCTTGGTGAGAAAGAAGTCTATCGTCTATCTCCTTGGGGACGAGTTAGTGATCGTACAGTTGTAATCATGGGTCGTACAAATACTGCGTATGAAATGCTTGGAATTGCAACACTTGATTACATTGAAATGTATCGTAAGTTTGCGCCAGGTGGTGTGTCTCAAGAATCATATAAGCTTAATAATATTGCAAATGTGGAGCTTAACGAAAAAAAGATATCATATGAAGAGTATGATAGTCTAGATCATCTATATCGTAAAAACTATCAGAAATTTATTGAATATAATATTCATGACGTTCGTCTCGTGGAAAAGCTTGACGACAAGTTGAAGTTGATTGAGCTGGCTCTTACTCTTGCGTATGATTCCAAGACAAACTATGAAGATGTATTTACACAGGTTCGTATGTGGGATACGTTGATATACAATCATCTTCGCAAAAAGAACATTGTCATTCCTCCAAAGAATGAAAATGAAAAGAATGCTGCATATGAAGGTGCATTCGTCAAGGATCCGCTTGTTGGTATGCACAAATGGATGGCCAGCTTTGATTTAAATTCGTTGTATCCACATTTAATCATGCAATATAATCTTTCACCTGAAACACTTGTACAAGCATCCAACTATAAAAAAGAGATGCATGATATATTGCGTAATAAAATTTCAGTTGATGAGCTTCTTTTACAAAATGTAGACATATCTGCGTTGAAAGAATTAAATGTAACATTTACACCAAACAAACAATTTTTTCGTAGAGATATTCATGGATTTCTTCCTGAGATAATGGAGCGTATGTATGAAGATCGTTTCGTATATAAGAGAAAGGCCCTTCAAGCCAAGAAAGAGTTAGAAAATTGCAAGAACGAAGATATGCGCTACGAAATTGAAAAACGTATAGCACGATACAATAATCTTCAACTTGCAAAAAAGTTGTCGTTAAACTCGGCTTATGGTGCAATGGGAAATAAGCACTTTCGTTTTTTTGATATTCGCATAGCGGAGGCAATAACTCTTGCTGGTCAATTATCCATTCGTTGGATTGAGTTGCGTATTAATGAATATATTAACAAATTATTAAAAACGGAGAATGTTGATTATGTCGTTGCATCGGATACAGATAGCATTTATCTTACACTTGATGGGATTGTATGCAGATCTTTTGGTGATCGTATCGAATCAACTGAGCCTGCAAAAATCATCACATTCATGGATAAGATTTGTGAAACTAAAATTCAACCTTTTATTGATGAGGCTTATCAAGATCTTGCTTCGTATATGAATGCGTATGCACAAAAGATGCAGATGAAACGAGAGGCATTGGCAGATCGTGGTATATGGACTGCAAAGAAACGCTATATCATGAATGTGTATAACAATGAGGGCATACAATACGCAAAACCAAAATTAAAGGTCATGGGTCTTGAGATGATTAAGTCATCTACACCTGCTGCCATTCGTGAAAAAATGAAACATGCAATTGAAATTATTCTTCGTGGATCAGAAAGTGACATACAAAATTTCATTGAAATTTTTAAGAAAGAATTCAATAATCTTTCTCCAGAAGACATATCATTCCCTCGTGGTGTTACCGGTATGGAAACTTATGAGGATGCTGGCACCATATACAAGAAAGGCACACCAATTCATGTAAAAGGTGCGTTATTATACAACAATCTTCTAAAGAAACATAATCTGACAAAGAGATATCCTAAAATTCAAGAAGGTGAAAAGTTGCGTTTCACATATCTTAAACTTCCAAATGTTATAAATGATACTGTAATATCTTATCCCGGCAGACTACCAAAGGAGTTTGATCTACATAGATTTGTGAATTATGATTTGCAATTTGATAAGGCTTTTATTGAGCCACTTAAAGCTATTCTTGATTGTGTTGGTTGGAAGGCATATCAGGAATCTGACTTGACTTCTTTCTTCTCTTAATATAAAATACAATATATTTGAAGGAGTTTTTCATGAGTAATATTTTTTCGGCTCTAATCAAAGAGGCTGGTAATGAATATGCTAGTCTTGTTGAAGACGGCATTGAGGCCGGCGATGTGACTGGTTATATTGGTACAGGTTCATATGCACTAAATGCATTGCTTTCTGGTTCAATTTATGGTGGTCTTCCAGCAAACAAGATCACAGCACTTGCAGGTGAGCCAGCAACAGGTAAGACATATTACACGCTAAATGTGGTTAAACAATTTCTAATTGACAACCCGAATGGCGGTGTGATGTATTTTGAATCCGAATCTGCACTAACAAAACAGATGTTTGTTGATCGTGGAATTGATGTTCGTCGTGTGCATATTATTCCCGTAACTACAATTCAAGAGTTTCGTACACAGACTGTAAAGATTCTGGACAAGTATACAGAGACTCCTGCAAATGATCGTCCGCCAATGTTAATGGTTCTTGACTCTCTTGGTAATCTCTCAACCGAGAAAGAAATTACCGATATAACCGATGGCAAAGACACGCGAGACATGACTCGCTCGCAATTGATTCGTGGTGCATTTCGCGTCATCACCTTGAAGCTTGGTAAGGCAAAAGTATCGATGATCATCACGAATCACACATATGATGTTATTGGATCATATGTTCCTACAAAGAGGATGGGTGGCGGCTCAGGTCTTGAATATGCTGCTTCAACCATTATCTTTCTTTCAAAAAAGAAGGAAAAGCAAGACAACGAAGTTGTTGGCAACATCGTCAAGTGCAAGCTTCAAAAGAGTCGTTTGACGATTGCCGACAAAGTAGTTGAAACGCTTCTTCGTTATGATTCTGGTGTTGACAAGTATTATGGTCTTCTTGATCTAGCTATCAAGTTCAATATCATCAAGAAGATTTCAACTCGTCTTGAACTACCAGATGGTACCAAGGTATTTGAAAAGAATATTCTAGAGAATCCAGAAAAGTATTTCACGCAAGAAATACTTGATCAGATCAACGAAAACTGTGCAAATGAATTTCTATATGGAAAGACGGAGGTAGCAACCGATGATAGTGAAGAGTGTTAAAGATCTCTTCAAAAAATCCATGATGATGGATAAAGACTTTGATCTTGATTCGGATTTTAAGAATGAAGACAAAAGCAAGATGGCTGCCATCAAGATATTGACTGGTAGATACAAGGGAATAACATTTTGCTTTGGTGGCATTAGGGTTGAAGATAGGGAAAACTCTGATGGAACATATACATTACACTTTGATTATGATATACTAAAACCAGGTAAACACAATCCTAAAAAGCTGGAAGGTAGCCAAGCATTTACGGATACGCTAGGAGCCATTCTAAATTCTATCATCATAGCCGGGATAGAGAGAGAAAGGGAAACGCACGATGAAGAGACTGGAAACAACTATACTGAAGAATTTGATACAAAACGAAGAGTACGCGAGAAAGGTTCTTCCGTTTCTGAATGATGAATATTTTACCGAGAGGTCGGAAAAACTTGTATTTCAAAATATCAAAGATTTTATTCTGAAATATAATGCTCTTCCAACTCTTGAGGCTCTTCATATTAACATCAATAACTTATCTGGTGTAAAAGACGAGGAAATAAAAACTGCATATGGTATTTTAGAATCAGTTGAGCAAATAAAAGAAGAGAGAAGCGAACAGCAGTGGCTAATTGACAAGACAGAAAAATTTTGTCAAGAAAAAGCTATCTACAATGCTGTTCTTGAGTCTATTGGTATTCTTGACGCAAATTCAAAATCTATAAAAGATAAAGGTGCAATTCCAAAAATTCTTTCCGACGCATTAGCAGTTAGCTTTGATAGTCACGTTGGTCATGATTATTTGGATGACTCGGACGCACGATTTGATTTCTATCATCGTACAGAGAAGAAAATTCCTTTTGATCTTGACTTTATGAACAAGATTACAAAGGGCGGATTGCCATCAAAGACATTAAATGTGTTTTTGGCAGGCACCGGTGTTGGTAAATCATTGTTTATGTGTCATGTTGCGTCTGCTTGCCTTGTTCAGGGTTACAATGTTCTCTATATCACAATGGAAATGGCGGAAGAAAAAATTGCAGAACGTATTGACGCAAATCTACTTAATGTTACTTTGGACGATCTTTCAAATCTTCCAAAAGATATTTACGATAAGAAAGTTGAAAGAGTAAGAAAGACAACAACAGGTAAGCTTATCATCAAAGAATATCCAACTGCTCTAGCTTCAACAACACACTTTCGCACATTGCTAAATGAATTGCTCTTGAAAAAGAGTTTTCGTCCAGATATAATTTTTATTGATTATCTCAATATTTGTTGCTCGGCCAGAGTTAAACCTGGTTCAAATATTAATTCATATACTTACATCAAAGCCATTGCCGAAGAGATTCGTGGTCTTGCAGTTGAATTCAAGTTACCAATTGTATCAGCCACACAAACAACAAGATCTGGTTTTTCAAGCACAGACATTGAATTAACAGACACATCAGAGTCGTTTGGTCTACCTGCAACAGCAGACTTCATGGCAGCTTTGATATCTACAGAAGAATTGGAGGCATTAAATCAAATTATGATTAAGCAATTAAAGAATAGATATAATGATCCAACAAGCAACAAAAGATTTGTTTTGGGTATTGATCGTGCAAAGATGCGTCTATATGATGTAGAGCAATCAGCACAAGATGATATTCTGGATTCTGGGCAACAGAAAGGGATAGATGACAAATTTGTAGATAGAGTGGTGAAGTCTTCATTTAATCAAAATAAATTTAAAAACTCTGGATTAAAGGTGTAATATGATTGAAAATTATCACTATCATCTTGTACAGCAAGATGATGATACATTTACTTGGAATGTTGTTGAATCACAGACTGATCAAATAATTTATGAGTTTATATTTGAAGATGATGCAATTGCCATGGTTATGCATTTAATGAGTGGTGGCGGCTTTGATGGATTTACTCCAAAATTTTTTCTAAATCCGTGATATGTTCATATTCAATACTCTAATGCTTCTTCTCAATGGCATTGATATACCTCAAGGTAGAATCAAAGCTATTGACATCAAGAAAAGAGTTGCGAGTTTATTTGCCGGTTGGCGGATTACAAATGTAAAGTTCAACATTGAAAGAACGAATAGTCTGGAAAATGAAGACTATACAATAGCAGGATTCTATCTTGAGGAACTTCAAAAGATAGAAATTGTTCTAATAATACCGAAGAAAGCAAAGGGATATTTGAACATAGATAATCCCAATCTATTTCGCTTTCATTTGGCACAAACAATTCAGCACGAATTCATTCATCATCAGCAATTTATCAAGAGAGATGAATTACAAACGGATTCCTTTTCATTATGCATGAGAGGAAATAGAGAACAAAAATATCTTGGTGAAAGAGATGAGATAGATGCATATTCGTATGATATCGCGATTGAGGTAAATACACATGGGTGGGATAAATCTCAAACTTTGAATATCTATCGCAAGCAATTTGAACCAGATCATCCTGTTATGAAGAGACTTTTAAAAAAAACATATCTAAATTTAGGGGTGCTAAATGGAAGAAAATATTGAAGAATTGATGCGAGAAACGATGGTAAAAGCTGAAAAGATGGTGATGGATGCAAAAACAAGAGACGAGTTTCTTGCTGTGAATGGTTCGTTGCTGGCCGTTGCTCAAAGAATGTATGTACAATTCATGGGAAATGAAGATACGGCCAAGATGTTTTACACCATTGCAGACAAGTTAGCTACTAGCAAAGACTAAATATTGAGTGATTCAAGAGAATATAGATGACTCAATATAGAGTGGAATAAAAAGTTCTGGCGATTCAAACGTGTAATAACAGGAAATAGCATGGCCGGAGTATCTGCAGAAAGACAAGAAACTAGTGTAATAAAGGCTATTAAAAAAGCAATAATGTCTAATGATAAAAATCCTATAACTATAGTTGCAGGAAAAACTACTATTTCAGATGTCATTGAAGCAGAAAAATTTAAGTATCGTCAGATCTCAGGATCTGAACCTTATACAGATGTTGTTCTTTATTTGAGTAATGAAAAAACATTGAATCTTTCTCTAAAAGGAGAAGAAGCACCATCATTAGCTGGTGGAGGTCTTAGGGGTTTAGAAATTGCTATTCCTGGAATAGCAAAAAAATTCATGACTGAAGCATATGAGAATTTAATAAAAGTGCAAAAACTAAAAGTTGGTGATAAAATTCCTGATGTTTATGGCAAAATATCTTCTAGGGACAAATTAAAAATTGTCATAGGAAATAAATCCATGGGGGGACCAATAGACTATATGTACATAGGTGAAATGAATGTAAGATCAAGATATGATAAAGAAAAAAATGTTTTAACATTTCAAAATGGAACTTTAACTGATTCTGAAACATATGCAAAAACACATAATCTTTATTTTAGACTAAGAGCCAGACGAGAAGATCAAAGATTTGATCCTGAAGCAAAAGATAATCGCGGAGTTCCAAAAATATATGGAAAATCTCCGTCAAAAGGTGATAGTGCAGGAAGAATAGTTGTAACTGACCAAATACCAAAAACAGCATTAATAGTAAATATGATATAATTGGAGAAATAAATGCTAGACTTCAAATCCTTTTTGATAGAATCAGAATCTTTTTTGATTGAAGCAAACCAAGGTAGTTATGGTGACGAACATGCACATGTAAAAGTCTGGAATTATATGACTGAAAAAGGAATTGCTCGCGATAAAGAGGCAATGAAAAAAGAGTTAGAAATCGCAAAGACGGATAAAACACATCCTCTGCATTTTAAAAATGCTGGAAAAGAAGGATTTACTGGCGGAAAGAAAACAAAAGATTCTAAAAATAGTTATCATGCTGAATTAGAAACTGCAATGAATACAGTTCATGCTATGGCAACACATAAAGACTTTGCTAAAGCAGTAAAAGAAAAACATAAAGCAAAAGTCATGGGCGGTGCAAAGGGTAATGTTTCCGACACTTGGAAAAAATACGGAGCAACTAAAGGCGCAACATCTAAAACAGATATTGCAATTTATGATCCTAAAAAAGGAGAACACGAAGGTATTAGACTTTCAATGAAAAAGGGTGCAGGTTCTCAATTGATGTCTGGTGGTCCAGAAGAGAATAATGCTACACATCATCATGCTGCATTAGAAATGTTGAATAATCATCCAAAATATGCAAAGTTATCTTCAGAAAAGAAAAAAGAAATTCATGATCACATAATGGGAAATATGAAAAAAGCAGGTAAGCATGTTGATGCTATGAGAACAGCGTCCAGAGAAGATATGATAAAATTGAAAAATAAAGCGCAAAAACATATAGATATTGCACACGATGCTTATCCTGAATTGAATCACTATGTTAGAAAAGAAGCAATGACAGGTGAAGGTAAATTTGGTAAAGGAGCTGCACATACAGCATCGTTTCTTGTCAAATCTATGTCAGGTAGTAAAGGTGCTAAAGTAGTTCATGTAGATGAACATGATCATGAAGGATCTCGTCCAAGAGTTGCTTTACCAAAAGGTATTGGGCGTTCAGGTAATTTTAAATTGGATGAAAGATAATACTTGGAGAAATAAATGCTAGACTTCAAATCCTTTTTGTTAGAATCAGATGAATCAGGTATTGCATCCGCAAGACATCAGGAACATCCTGAAGATAATGCAATCAAGAATCGTGCAGGATTTGAACACTCCGTTTCTACTCTAAGAGCAGTGCATAACGCACTCAAGACAGGAAACTCTGGTGATACACATATCTCCACAAAACTTGATGGTTCACCAGCAATAGTTTATGGACATCATCCGAAAACCGGAAAGTTTTTTGTCGCGACAAAACATGCAGCATTTGGTAAGACTCCCAGACATGCAACAACACACGATGAAGTAGATCAATATTTTGGTCACTCTCCAGGTCTTGCAGAAAAAATGCACGCAGCCTTGGAACATTTACCTAAAATTGCACCAAAGAAAGGTGTATTTCAAGGCGACTTTATGCATGATTCAAGTGAAAGAAAAGAAGATAAAAACGAAACATCATTTAAGCCAAACACAATTAGATATCGTATAGGCAAGAATACACCAGAGGGAAAAAAAGCAGTAAGATCAAAAATTGGTTTTGCTACACATACTGAAATTCACGGAAATCCAGACAAGGTAGAAACTCTACAAGCTTCTCCCCTAAGAGATACATCAAGATTCAAGCAACATCCAGATGTACATCATATCTCCGCACAAACTAGTCTTGGCTCTGGTAAACATCTTTCAAATCAAGAAAGCAAGCAAGTAGAGCATCACATAAAACAAGCTGAAGCACTTCACAACGATTTGCATCCAGCTCATCATGATATCATCAATCGTCATGCTGAACATATTTCAACTTATATCAATCAGACAGTAAGAACTGGCGAAAGGCCAACAACTCAAGGTCTACGCAAGCATATACAAAATCGTATGCAAAAAGAAGTAGACAAAATGAAGACTGGAAAAGGCAAAGCAGCAAAGACAGAAAGATTGAATTCTGCACTTGCACATCATGATGAACACGAACAACACTTTGGTAAAGCACTAGAAATTCATCATCACATTCAACAAGCAAAGAATATTCTTGTTTCTGGTTTAAATAAAGCCACAAAAACATCAAATCCGATGAAGCAATCAATTGACGATAAGGAAGCTGATCCTGAAGGACACGTCGTTCAACACAAGGGCCAGATAGTCAAGATGGTAAATCGTCAGCAATTTTCAAGAGCAAACTTTGCTAAGAAAGGATAATTGTGTATCAATATAAATGTAAAATTAATAAAGTTCTTGATGGCGATACAGTTGACATTGATTTGGATTTAGGATTTAATATTGTGTTGGCAAATCAGCGTGTTCGTATGGCTGGAGTTGATACGCCGGAATCTAGAACTTCAAACAAAGAAGAAAAACCACGAGGTCTTTTATCTAAAAAGAAACTAGCAGAGAAATTACCTGTTGGTTCATGGCATATTATTGAGACACAAAAATCGGATAACAATGATGACAAGTTTGGTAGAATTCTTGGTGTGTTCATTCTTGAGGATGGAACAAAAGTAAATGATTGGTTAATTCAAAACAATTATGCTGTTCCATATAGGGGAGAAAACAAAGAATTGACACAGGTTGAACATCAAGCAAATAAGAAAATACTAATGGAGCGTGGTGAACTATAAGATAATCCCACAATCTATAGGGTTTTATTTAACTTCTCAAATTGGAAAAAGTGAAGTAAACTAAATACTCTCGTCACCGCTAATTATGGGAGTATACCATGGAAGCAGAATTCTTCAAGCTGGTGGCGGAAGTTGGATTTCCAATTGCATCTTCAATAGCAGGCGGATACTTTGTTTTTCTTACGCTAAAGTTTATTCTGGCCGGCGTTCAAAGTTCAGTAAAAGGATTGAGTGGTATTATCATGGCTCTTGATAATCGCGTCAAGACGATGAATCACGACATCGTGAGAATTGATACTTTGATTTCAACAGCACTTCATGTTAGACCTGATACCGAAAGACTTGCAAGAGCTGACGGTAAAAACGACGCAAGAAAGGACTGAACATGGATCTCGTACAACTAATTAACAAATATGGATTTCCTATCGTTGCTGCTGGCGGTATGGGGTATTTGATCTTCTACGTTTGGAAATGGGCTACGGCAGAAATTAAACCTGTGTTATCTGAAGCAAACACAGTGCTGATTGCATTGATCGACCGCGTTAGAATGTTGGACAATGATTTGATTAGATTAAATCAAAAAATTAACATCGTTCTAATGATGAGGGAAACACATGCAAACAAAGACAAGAAGGATACTGAATAACCTTCTACTTTTTGTCACATTATTTACAACATCTATAGCATTATCACAAGTTCTACCTGGCGGTTATATTGGTACGGTTACAAATAATACACCGAATACCTGGCAGACCTATTCGTACTCGTTTACACCAAATAATGCAGGTTCAAATTATGTTGGATTTGCTTTTAGACAAGATCCCGCATTTTGGACTTTTGATAATGTCACTTTAACAGCCCCAGGATCTCAGACAAATCTTTTAACTAATGGCGAATTTACCTCTGGTGGTGCGATAAGCATAACAACAAACAATGGACCAGGATCAATTCAAGCACCTACAAATTGGGGTGTTTGGTATCAAAACGGAACATTTCCAGCTGCAGCTGGTTCATGGCAAAACATCGGCGGAACACACGGCGGTGTTTGGTACGATGGTGCAGTAGGAACCTTTGATGGTATCTATCAAGGTATTGAACTAACTGCGGGAACAACATATACACTATCATTTGAAGTATTGGGCAATCATACAAGCAATGGTGGATCAGTACAGCTTGGTGTTTATGCAGGTCCTTGTGCTGACACATCAATAGCAGTAGCATCATGTACAATACCAAGTAGTGCTGGATTTACAACACTTGCAACACCTGCACAAGGTGCAGCTGCAGGTAATCCGACACCAACAATTACAAACACAACTGATGGACCAAGCACAATAACTACTTCTTCAACTAGAGGAATTACAACAACTACCACAACAAGTACAAGAGGAGTAACCACCTCTGTTCCTACTACAACATATACATCAACAAGACAAGAACCAACACTATCAGTAAATAGAAACATTAGAACAGTTTCTACTACTCCAATCACAACAGTAACAACACATACAACTCCAATTACAACAGTAACAAATACAACACCAACTACAATTCAGACATGGAGCAATGGCACAACAACAACAGTAAATGGCACAACAGTAACCACAACAAATGTTGTTAATGAAATTTTAACAGGAACAACAACAACAAATGAAGTAGTATCCACAACAAACGATAGAGTGTACACTACTCGTATTGATCAACTTACAAAACTTGATAAGATTAGCACATTGCAAAATGAAAACTCACTGTCTGATCCCATGTCAAGAAATAAAGTTGAGAATGATAAGATTACTAATAGAAGTGATCCTAACAAAAATTCACAAGTATATGTAACAGGATACTCTCTTCGTTCTGGAACAAAAGACACATATAGATATACAACTAGTGTTTTTGGTATTGGATATGAGGAAAAATATAATGACTCATTATTGTTTGGCGGTCAATTTAATTTTGGCATGACAGAAATGAGAGGAGAAGATTCTGGTGGAGAACTAAGAAAATATTCAATAGACTTTTTTGCACTAAAAACATATGAAGATTGGATTTTAAAAACAAATCTAGGTACAGCATATAACGAATTTGAGACACATCATTTTATGAGTGGTTTAAATTTAAGTAATATGGCTGAAACGTCAGGTCATGATGTTTGGTTTGTGAATAGAGTTTACACTCCAGATACATATGGATTTAGACCATTTGCTGGTGTCAAATTTGAATATGATTATAGAAAAAACATATTTGAAAGCGGGTCTTCATTAACGGCGGTCGATCATAATGCAAGAAAAGACTTTGCAACAACTGCTCATGGCGGTCTAAGATTTGAACAAGAAGTTATAAAAGATTTAACTACGGTTGTTGAGGGTTTATTGGAAACATCAAAAACAAAGACAATTTTTGGTGGATTTTCATATGCATTTGATCCTAGTGCATCAATAATGCTAAAATATGCAGTACAAGAGAAAGAGGGCGTGGTAAATAACATTATCGGAGCCCAGATGAGGATACTATTCTAATGAAAAAGATTTTAGGTTTGGCACTTGCTCTGGCACTTTTTAGTGCCGGAGCTAACGCTCAAAGCGAGTTAATGATACGCTCAAAGCCAGTATTATGCGGTGAAACCAATGTCATATTAGAAACTGTGAAAAGCGAAGACTACAAACTAATTGGAAAATCAACAATTGATGTAAATGAAGTGGCAGGATTTGTTTGGTTTCTATTAAGTGCTGAAGATTTATTGGTCATTGAAAATTTTAGAGGAATTAGTTGTATAGTAAGTGTTTCAAATAACTATGTTCCAATGAGTATAAAGAAGGAAAATGGCCTATAAAACTTCCGACATGGCTGTCGCATTATGGGGTGGAATATTAATGGGATTCACATTTGGAATAATTGTTGGCGTTGTTTTTCAATTATTCAAATGCTCATTTTGATGTAGCTCTATATACTCCATCCCAATCTGCTGGTGGTGGATTCTTAACATATTCCTCACAACGTTCCAGCATCATCTCATAATAATTCTTCATATTTCCGCCAAATGCGGTTCTTAGATTTGTACAAGACTTGATTGCTCTTGCAAAATTCTGTGTACGATAGTCATCAAGCATTTCATTATGAATTTCTCTAAATGGGATATAGTTTAGAAACTCCATTTCTTTTGATGTGCCAAGCACAGTATAAATGTTCACTCCTTGCTTCTTTCCTTTGACAGCAATTGTGTCTAGTTCAACGACAAAGTATTCATCTGCAATGTATTCGGCTGTTTTGGGTCCAACAACAATCTTTACTCCGTACGGTTTCGATTGTCCTTCAAGACGACTAGCAAGGTTGACAGCATCACCGAGGCAAGTATAATCGAAACGCTGATCGCTGCCCATATTTCCAACAACAACCACACCAGTATTAATACCAAGACCCATGCCGAAAGGAGGAACGCCTTCAGCTGAAATTTTTCTGTTAAATTCATCTAAATCTCCTAACATGCTTAGAGCTGTTTTTATTGCATTCTTGGCATGTTGCTTATCATCAAGAGGTGCATTCCAAAATGCCATCTGTGCATCACCTATGTATTTGTCAAGCGTGCCTTCATTCTCAAGAATCTTTGCTGTCATCGCAGTCATATAGCGATTCATAATTTGCGTTAGTCCTTGAACATTTTCTCCGTAGTGTTCGCTAATGCTTGTAAATCCACGAACATCGGTAAACATGATTGATAGTTCTTTACTATCACCACCAAGTTTTAGCAATTCAGGATTCTTTTGTAGTTTCTCAACAAGAGCTTTTGAAAGATATGATTGAAACTGTTTCTTGATTTGTTGCTTTAGTCTAAACTCTCTTGCAAAGTTATTGAAGACTAGCCAAGAGAATACTAAAGTAATTGCAAATAAAGGAAATGAATAATCAAACAGAATATTCATTTCATACATATAGAAGCAGAAACCAACGATTCCGACTGCCAAAACCATATAAAAAGGCATGGTTTGCCAAATCTTCAATCTTGGAACAAGAGTGATGAACAATAAACCTATCATAGTCAAAGTAAGCAATTCAATGAGATCTGCATAATCAAGCCGTGTAAGACTGTCACCATTTATCAATGTGGAAATCATTGCTGCTTGTACTTCAGCTATATTCTTTAGACCATATGGTGTTGGAACATTTGTAGCCAATCCTTCAGCAGATATTGTTAGTATCACAACACGATTTTCTATATCATCCATGCGATAGATTGAATGACGATCAAATTCTTTATTATACTTTATCCATACACGACCATTTGAATCCGTTTGAATTGTTTCAAATTGTGGAATGCGGACAGATTCAACACCATTGAATCCAACCTTCATTTGGTAACTTGGATCACCTGTTAATGCACGAATGACTTCCAAAGAAAGTGTTGGATATAGTTCTTTGTCTATTTGCACAACCATTGGCATGCGACGAACAACGCCATCAATTTCACCAGATGCGGCAAGAACACCAACACCAGCAGAATTATCTTCAAATATCTTTAGTGGACGAACAATACCTAAAAATCTTTGTAGCCAGCCATCTGATCGTTGACCCACAACTGCAATTCCGCGGGGTGAACCTTCAACTTTTGATGCTTTGTTTGATGGTGCCTGTGATATTACAACACCATCAAGAGCGTTTGCAAGATCTTGATCTTTTCCAAAACGATCTGGCTCTGAAAATATTATTGGCATGACAATCATTGCAGGATTAAATGATTTCATCATTTCAATAATCATTGCAACTTTATCGCGAGGCCATGGCCATTGACCTTGGTTTTCTATATCGTCGTCCGTAATTTCTATGATTGAGATTTGTTCGCTTGATGTTCTTTGCTTTGATACTTGATAATAATCAAATGTTTTTAGTCGTGCTGTTTCAACTAACCATCCATCTTGGAATCTTAATGCAATCAAACCAAGTAGAACAATAACGACGATTTTCCAAGATGTAAAGAAGTTCATTTTTGTATTATCCTTATTTTATTTGCATAAGGAGAATCAGAATCGTTTACACCAAATGATACGGTTCTATCTCCTTGTGTTATAGTCATATTGTAGTTTTTATCTTTCTCTATTTCCATTTGAACTGTATTTTCCACATTACGAACAAGTCTTACTTTTGTAGCGGTGAATATAGTATATATTTGAGTAGATTGATTGATTCCCGCAACTTTTCCTATGGAAGATACATCATACTCATTTAAAACATTTTGTAATAAGTCTACATCTAATAGATTAATGTCAAGATCACTAAATTGAAGATTATCTTTATCCAAATCTGTTTTATCAAGTTCTTTAAATTCAAGAAGATCTATTCTTAATGGATCATTCTTACTTTGTTCGTTATTTTCTTTTAATTTTTCTGGTTTTGATACAATTAATAAATTATTAATTTGGCTATCAAGAATATTAAGTATTGTTGGTTGTGTTGGTTTTCCCTCATTTGATGTGACGTAAGTAGACTGAAAAGCTTTGTTTAATATAACTTGACCAGCATCAGATTCAACTCGTATTTCACCAATTGTGCCATCACGATTGGGTAATAAAATGATTAAACTTTGTCCTATCTCATCTACGGTCATACTAAATGACGTGCCGCGAACACCAACAGTTGCAACTGGAGTTTGAATGTTTATATTTTCGTTGTTATTTTTTGCAATTGTTCCAGACGCATATCTAACAGTGCCAAGAGCAATTTTCATTGACATCTTACCTGTACCGCGATTTGGGTCATAAACATATTCATCTATTACAAGTTTACTATTTTCTGTAATTGCAACTTGTGTATTATCTTTAAATTTAATATTTGCTCTTGCACGAGATGTGCGAATTGTATCTAAAGACTCTATTTTAGATCCTAAAGATGCATCAACTGACGAGCCCGTTTTTTTATCTACTTGTGCAGGGCCCGTCAGTTGAATAAATTCACCAATTGGATTGGCTTTAGCTTCAGTCAGACTGAGTAATAGTAGTAGTAAGATTATTACCATTTGTTGTCACATTCATGGTCTTTTTTATGCTGCCGGATTGTGAATATGTAAAGGCTCCACTATTACCGGTATGTGTAATTGTTGCCGTATGTGGCACTACAGGTGCACCAGATTGACTAAAGCTGGTTGTATTTAAATCTCCGTTTACGTTCATTATCAATGAACCACCGGTTGAATTCATGAGTACTGTTGTTTGATTGCTATCGCCTGTTACGGTTGCATTAATTGTTACACTATTTTTCTTGATCGTAATATTAGTTGTATTGTTATCACCTATATTATAAAACTTGGCGTCTACTGATGCACATGCATCTGTATTACCAGCATTACAATTAAATTCCATGGTATTAGTATTACCTTCTTGCTTCAGGTCAACTAAATTTCCATTACCATTCAATTCAAAATTTAATGTATTCACTGCGCCATTTTGCATGATGGTGATGTCATTATTGTCGCCTGTTATTGTTGCAGGTGTCAATGATGAATTGATTTGATTCAATGCGCCATTTTGTTGAGTGATTGTTAATGTTAACGCATCTCCTGCTTGATCAATATAAATTTTATTATCCGTTGCATTGGCTACGTTGAATAACAAAACCATGAACAATGTTGCCCATAGTTTTTTCATTTGTTTCCTTCCTTTCTTTTCCAAAAACCTTTTCTTTCGCCTTCTTTGATGGTTTCTATTACGCTTTGTTCTATTGCTACTTTTACAGCATAATTTGTTGGCTCATTTACTGCAATTCCTGTTTCAAATTCAACTATTTTTGTTCCCATGTCAAGAAATTTTAATACGTCTACTGATGTTTTTACGCTTAATATTGTTTTTTGCACTGCCACTGTTGTCAATACTTCACCGGTTTGTACAGAGACTAAGCGAAGAAATACAGTAACAATATCTTGTCTATATTGTGTTGATGCACCAACACCAAGATATCTTGCACCAACACCACCAGAAGAAATATTTGTATCATAACTTATTACGCCACCTTCAGCTATTAATCCAGCAAATAATAGTGGGCGTAATTCTTTTGCTTTTTCTCCTTCAAAAGCCTCGCGTGCAGTACGAATTAATTGTCTTTCTTTAATTAGATTATCAAGACCTACACGTTCAACAACACGAAACCATTTACCTTTACCTACATTTTGCATGGCTTTAATCAACCATGCTTCTGCACCTTGTGTTATTGCTGTGCTTAGATGTGCAACATTTTCACTTGGTTTTCTTTGTCCAGTTTTATCCATATATGAGTAAACAGCGACAATTAATGGTTGTCCATCAATTTCTTCAATCATTTCAAACATGCTTTGTGCCTGTGAAGGCATTATTTCAGGTTGAGATGTTTGCATGGGGTAAGCACATCCAACAAGTAATAATAAAAGCATCAATGGTGCTTTATACATTAAAATTTAAACTCACCTATAGGAACTTCAACGGTTGTTGTGTTGCCATTGGATTGAACTATTGATAATGTAACAGCACTGGCTGTTTTTACAAAAGATATTGTATTACCCTCAATGACAACGGTTCCTGTGTTGCTTGCGTTTTCACCAAACATTGTATCAACAAGTTGTTTGCTTAGTTGAGCGTATATTCTACCCTCAACATTCAATAGAAACTTGGATAGATTTGAGTTATCTATCTTTCTTTGCTCGGCTGCTTTTTTTGCTTCTTCTTCGGCTTTTAGTTTTTCGCGTCTTTGATATTCCATTGTCTCAATGGTTAAAACATGCGAAGAATATCCAATACCGCTAAAAGAAGGATTTTTGAAGCCAAATTGTAGGCTATCAGCCCAAATATTATTTGAAATCAACAAAAACATAACTAAGAAAGGTAATTTTCTCATGATATTGAGTCCTTTCTTACAAGTATTATTTAGATAAATATTACATACCACAACATATTGGTGCATGATGAAAGACTATAAATCGTTTATTATTGAAGCGCAAAAGAAAGCTTTAAAGACTGTTGTCATGGCATTTGGGCGCATGAATCCCCCAACTGTTGGCCATCAAAAACTTGTAAACAGAGTTAAACAATTGGCAGATCAACACAATGCTCATCACGAAGTCATAGTTTCTCATTCACAAGATGCAAAAAAGAATCCATTATCGCAAGAACAAAAACTAAAACACGCAAAAAGATATTTTCCCGGCACAAATATAGTTGCATCAAGTAAAGAACATCCAAGTTTTATTGCACATGCAAAACGCCTGCATCAAGCTGGTCACGAACATCTTATCATGGTTGCTGGTCAAGATCGTGTCAAGGAATTTCATGATACATTAAAAAGATATAATGGAACACACGAAGGTGCATTATTCAATTTCAAGAAAATTTCAGTAGTATCAGCTGGTGCAAGAGATCCTGATGCCGAGGGTGTTGAAGGTATGTCAGCATCCAAGATGCGCGAACATGCAAAGAACAATAATTTTGATGAATTTCGTAAAGGTGTTCCTAAACACGTACATGATGAACATGCAAGGGAATTATTTAATGATACACGCAAAGGCATGGGACTTCATGAAGAAATGGATGAGGCTTGCTGGGATGGATACAAAGCGGTTGGTTTAAAAAAGAAAGGGAAGCGAATGGTTCCAAATTGTGTTCCCGAAGAGAATAAATTAGACACAAAGTTTGTCTCTGGTATTGATGAAACCATGATAAAGGTTGGGACACTTATTGAAAATGATTTAGGTGAGATTGGTAAAGTTTTATCTCTGCGCGAAAATTCAATAGTATACAATGTTCTTGCTACAGGCATGATGAAGTCGTCACAATATGGCGACTTTTCTCTTGTTGAAGCCGTTGGTCATCTTGCCACTAATGCCCCTGATTATTTCTTTGGTGGGGTTGCGGATGCACCAAAAGATAAACAAGAACAAGCAGGACATTCTAAAAGATCAGCTCAAGACAAGGATCTCAAAGATAAAAAAAATACAACGCCAGGTAAATATTATGCTGGACTTGAAAAATCAACTAAAGAAAAACGATACTCACACTTTAGAACACAAAGTGCAAAAGATCCTTCAGATTCATCGGCATATGAACCTGCACCAGGTGATGCCGGAGCAAAAACAAAACCATCAAAACATACCTTAAAATACAGGCGAATGTACGGTGAAGAACAAATAAATAATTCACAAATTGAAAATCTTTTAAGGAACGAACCCATGAATGAGGAAGCAGCAAAAGGTCTTGCAGCAAAGGCAGCAAAATCTGGTATTTCTATAGGCACTTTGAGAAAGGTGTATAATAGGGGAATGGCAGCATGGAGAACAGGTCATCGACCTGGAACCACACCGCAGCAATGGGGTATGGCTCGTGTCAATTCGTATATTACCAAAGGTAAAGGAACATATTATGGTGCTGATTCGGACTTGAGTGGTCAAGGAAAGAAAAAGAAGCAAAAGAATGAAAATGTTTCTACTGATTACGTCGGACATGCGGGATACGTTCCTCATATTGATGATTTTGATAAAGTTCCAGTACATAATGAAAACATTGATAAACAATTTGAAACATTTCTAAATGAAAATGTTCATGCCCTTGATACAAATATTGAATCAAATCTATTGGGAACTGATACCGCGCGAATAACGGCACAAAAAATGACACCAGGTGAACCCGGTTATACTGAAGTAAATAAAGTCAAGAGTAAAAAAGATAAGAAAGAAGATTATGCAGGTGCAGATTATAACTCAAGACTTTCCGGAGCGCCGGCTGCCGTAGGTGGAATTGGTGGTGCGTATAGTATTAGTGTTCAAGAGGAAAAATTGCCAAAAAATGATTCTATTCGTGCGTGGGCATTAAAAGAATTTACGCAAAAGAATTTTATTGAGCGTTATGGTGATGCGGCGGAAGAAAAATTAATTGAAGCTGCACATCGTATGGTTAATGCAAAGACATCATTCTATTCATTTAGACAAAAGTTAGAAGAATCGGAAGATCTTTCTGAAACAAGGCCTTTTAATTTGTCTATTGGTGGGCCAGAATTAGGTCAACCACCAACAGGTTATGCAAAGCAAGCATTTGGTGAGGATAAAAAAAAAGTAAAAATGCAGAAAGTTAACGAGGACGAAGTGACATTTCATTGTGAGGAAGATGAACTAATTGAGACATTGCAGTGGGATGAGGAAACAAATCCCATTGATGAGGCTGAATATCAGGGAAGAAAAGTTCCTCTTGGTAAACCAATGCCTGGAGATGTTAAAAAATCAAAAGTTTATGTAAAAGGTCCGTCGGGTCGTATTGTAAAAGTAAACTTTGGTGATCCTAACATGACAATTAAGAAAAATATTCCGGCTCGTAGAAAGTCATTTAGAGCAAGGCATCGTTGTGATGTAGATCCGGGTCCAAGATGGAAGGCGCGCTATTGGTCGTGTAAGGCATGGTAAAATGAAAACATTTACTAATTTTCTAAAAGAAGCTTCTGGCAATGATGCGGATAACTATGATGAGTTTCGCGGACAAATGGCGCGAACACAATTAATGTCCGTATCAGATAAAGCTAGAGAATTGGCTGCTGATATAAAGGATGACACACAGCTTGAAGCGTGGGTTGAATCCAAGATTACATTAGCCGAAGATTATATTCAAACAGTTTATGATTATCTCAAATATAATAAAAAGGACTAAAAAATGTTCACGAAGAAGTTCAACAATCTACCTGAAAGTCTAGTAGAGATTACTGAAAAGATATTGAAAGAGCCTATCGTTGAAGAATCAAAAAAGATTGATGAAGCTTCAAACGAACAGCCAAACATCAATCATTTGGAACTTTCTGAAGAAGAACTAAATGAATTGAGTCCAGCTGCACTTCAAGCGTATAGAGAAAAAAGTCGCGAACGCATGAGAAATCCTAACGTAGTAGGACCTGAGTTGCAGAAAAGACAAAAAGGATTTTCTACTGCAGGTCAAAAGCTATCTGGTGATGCAAAAGTTCGTGCAAAAGAACCTGCAAATAAACCAACAACTACGACTGCACAAAAACCATCATTTGGTGTAAAAGCAGGTAAGATAACACCAAAGACACCATATAATCCATCATATTCAATGATCAAGGAACCACCTAAGGAAAGAAACTACGGCGGTAGTTCAATGCCACATAAAGCAGCTGCTTCTCCAATGAAAGAAGAAGTTGATGAAGAAGTCATGCCAAAGGGTATGTCAATGAAAGAGCGTACAGCATTTCATATGGCAGCTGCCGCAGCATCAAAGGCGGGTAAATCTCATTTTGAATTTGGTGGAAAAGAATATCCAACAACAATGTCAAAAGATGTTGCAACAAAATCTATTGATGAAGCACTATCACCTGAAGCAAAGCGTCGTCGTGATGAGCTAAAAGCAAAAATTCGTGATGCTAAAGCTGCACTAAAGGCAAAACAAAAGCCGGACACAAAAAAGCCAGTTGCAAATCCTCCACCAAAAACAGAGCCGGAAGATCCAGAAGAATCAGCTCGCAAGCATCCAATTGATAGACTAAGAAGAATTGCTCTATCAATGAAAGGTGGTCATTTTGAATACGATAATGGCGAAAAGCATCCTATGTCCAGAGACGTTGCCCGTGCAATTGTTAAACATTATGAACTTCCAACTGATCAGGGTGGACTAAAGCCATTTCAAAAAGAGAAGATTCAAAGTGAAATTACAAAGTCTCATGATCACATGATGAAACACTATGACGAAATCTCTGGCACAAGTAAAAATACTTATCAGCCAAAAACAGATGGAAAAAAAATGCTTGTCGAGCCAGAAAAACAAACAAACAACAAAAATCTTAAAGAAATTCCAATTGAAACAGTAAAGCAAGTTAGAACGTTTCATCAAAACGAAGAGAAAAAAGTTTCGGAAGGTTATGTTAGAATTGGTAAACCCGGTGCATCTCTAAGTGATGTTGCCTCCGGTCGTCCGGAAGCAATCAAGAAAACGTTAGGTAATCCATCACATTCAAAACAACAGAAAATGGATGCCAAAGAACCTACGGAACGCAAACCTATTGAGGTTCGTCTTGGTGAAGAAGTCAATGAGCGCAAAATGACTGATGCTGAAGAAGAAAAGCGTGAAAAGATTGTCTTGAAACTAAAAGATAAATTGGCTGATTTTGAAAAACGTTACGGCAAAAAAAGAGGAAAAGAAGTAATGTATGCCACAGCAACAAAGATGGCCATGAAAAACACGAAAGAAAACGATGAAACAATGACGGGTCAAGAGGCTGATTCTATAAATATGAATCCATCAGGGCCAACCAAAGAGGGTATTGGTATAAAGTCAACAACAACCTAATTATAAATAGTATAAAAGATAAACAAGGAGAAAAACAATGGCCCTATGGGGAGCAATAGATAATTCAGCAAATGCACCAAAATGGTCAGTACTTAGTGGTCTAGGTTCATCTGCAAATGGGTTTACAGCGTATCAAAATACAACAACTGGAGCGTTTGTTACAGGTGTTCAACTTGGTATTGAAGGTGTAAATACTGTTGAAGTAGCTAATACTCAATTGGCAAATGGTGGTGGTCTTGGCAAAGCAGCACATACCGGTTGGAATTTGAGAAAACAAGGAACAGGATTTGTTTCTGATATTGCTATTTCCAGTGGTGGTACTGGTTATAATGCAAATGGATTTCTTGTATTTACTGGTGGTGGCGGCTCTGGCGCAAACGCATCATTTACAAGAACAATAGGAACACCAGTTCAAAATGTTATTTCAACTGTAACTTTGGTAAGTCAAGGTTCAAACTTTACAACAACACCCACTGTAACAGCACAAGGTTCAAATATATCAGCTGCTACATTTACTGTGACAATGGGCGGCCGCGCTAATCGTGTAATGTTTGAAACACTTTGCGCGCTAAACAATGTAGCTTGATAGGACAAAAAAATGAAAATTTCTTCGTTCAAGAAATTCCTGGAGGAAGAAGATAGCAAAGCTATTATTCAGACAGGACTAAATTGCAAGAGTATTGACAATAAAGTTACGAAAGAAATTATAAACTCTCGTCTCATTAATGTAACAAGCAATCCATTTCTAACACCATACATTGCACTAGGAAATGTTGCTCGTATTCTTGCGTATGCTAATATTGTGGTACCACAATATACATTTTTGGACCGAGAAGAAGGTGAAGTTGTATTTGATGCAACTCAGTTTGGACAACTTGCTGGTATGAATATCGACGGTTCACCTGCAAAATCAGAAGTTGATCATTTCATATATTTTTCATACACTATGAACGATGATGGATACTATGATTGCTTTGCAGCACTTGTGGATTCCGATGAACTTGAAAAAATGATGGATATGGGCGGAGATGAAGATGTTGATCAATTTGATGTTCATCAAAATGTAGATGAAGAAGCTATTGATGAGCTAGATATGAAAAAGATTAAAGGTGCTATTGCTGCTGCCACTATTGGTGCGGCAGCACTAACTGGTGCTGGGGCTCATGCTAAATCACCAGAGAAACCACCACAGACACATACACAGACACAACCACAGAAACCATCAGTACAGTTGCCTATGGCTCCATCACATCAATTTGGTAAGACAAAAGTAACACCAACACATCTTATGAATCCAGATACAGGAAAGGTTACACCAATTGGTGCTGGGGCTCATGCTAAATCACCAGAGAAACCACCACAGACACATACACAGACACAACCACAGAAACCATCAATACAGTTGCCTATGGCTCCATCAGGTGAATTTGGTAAGATAAAAGTAAAACCAACACATCTTGTGAATCCAGACACAGGAGAGGTTACAAAAAAAAGTAACTGAGCAAGGCATTGAAGTAATTGAACCAAAAGAATATTTTACTTGGAGAGACACACAAACTCAATAACATGAATGAATGATGATTTAAATGATGAAACCTTCTTAATATTTGCAATTAAAGCGTATAACAAACCAAATTGCGTTATGAGCGAGTTTTATGAAGATTTAAAAAGAATTAAATATATAAAACGATTGTTTATTAAATATTATAAGAATAGGGAAATAAAAGAACGTCTTGTCATAAACCATTTGATAGTAATATATAATGTGTTTGGTGCAAATCTAGCAACTAGAATTTTATTCTACAAGGTTGATGAAAAATATTATACTATTTTAAAAACATTTTTGATATACTTAAATTACATGCCAAAATATGTTATGAGTATAAGGGGTAAAAATATAAGATCGTCGGATATTCCAGTTGATCTAAAACTAGCAGATATTTTGAGAAAACAATAATGAATCTCCGAGAAAATAACCTTCATATTTTTGATATAGACGATACCCTATTTCATACAAATGCAAAGGTGAAAGTTGTTGATCATCAGGGCAAAGTAGTGCAAAGATTGTCCAATTCTGAATTCAATGATCATAATCTTCAGCCAAATCACTCATACAATTTTTCCGAATTTAGATCTGCTGACAAGTTTCATGATGAATCAAAGCCTATTACAAAAATGTTGAACAAGCTCAAGGCTATTCATGGTAATATAAAGAAAAAAGCAGGATCAAAGTCCAGAGTTATCATGAATACTGCTCGCGCAGACTTTGATGACAAGAACAAGTTTCTTGACACATTCAGAAAACAAAATGTAGACATAGACAATATACATGTGCATCGCGCTGGTAATATTCAAGGCAATGAATTACCCGCAGTAAAGAAAGTTAAGATTATCAAGAGACACTTGGAATCTGGCGATTATAAACATGCACACATGTATGACGATAGTACCACAAATCTTGATCATTTTCTTGCAATGAAGAATGATCATCCACATGTTCAATTTCATGCGTACCATGTTCAACATGATGGGTCCATGAAAAGATACCATGGTAATAAAGAAATACATGAAGATGCGCCAGCAAATGCCGCTGGTTCAGGTAATGTGGCCGGACTTGGTGTTGGATCTCAGGGTGAACCACCGGGGCCACAAAGCATTCTAACACGACTACTAAAACGCAAACCACTTGAACAAGAAGACACACAAAGAATACCCAGAAAACCCAATCAACCAGCTAAATCAGATAAACATTCCGATTTATACACAGATGAAGATCCAAAAGGAACAATTCACGGTTTAAAATTTGCAACACCTGATGATGCAAAGATGAGCGTGAAAAAAATAAAAACAAGTGGTCGATCTCATGCACACAAAATACAAGCTGCAATTGCCATGGAGCAAAGAGCCCGTGTAATGGGTAAAACTGGTGCAGCAGCAATTTATAGAAGTTTCATTAATTCAATGAAAAAAAAGACAGAAGATATGCGTGAGGAAAATGAAGTAAAACAAGAAGAAAAATGGTCAGACAAGTATAAAAAAAGTATTG